AATTTTTGGAGGGTGCCAAAATTGTAGATGGCAAAGTCACCGCAACAGTTGGTGGGGAAACCATCACCCTTGCCAATAAGGTTGAGGCTCTGAAAAAGGACGCTGCCACAGATTTCATGTTTGGGACGGCGGCCAAGTATGAGGGATGGAAACCCGGCGATGGAGCAGACGGCGGCAAGCCTGGGAGCAACAAAAAGCTCTCTGAGATGTCCTACTCCGAGTTGGCGGACTATCTTGCAAAAAATCCCGATGCGAAACTGGAGGAATAAGCTATGAGAAACATCACCGCACCACGCACGGTGTCCTTTGAGGAGGCACTGAGAAATCTGGCAAGCCGTTTGACCGGCGTGCCTGCATCCACTCTACCCCGCACCCAGGAGGGCGTTGTGCAGTTTATGGCTGAAAACCTGCCGCCTGCCATTGATGTGGACGGTTTGGCGGAGGCTGTCACTGCGGAAGTGATTGCCCGGTTGGGCAAGGATGCCGCAGAAGTGCTTGCCCAGATGGACACAGACACCGCAGAAACCACCGAGGATGCCCCAAATTTGACCGCTGATGGCACGAAAGCCACAGAGGCAACCGAGGACACCACCGGTACTCAAAACGGCTCTCAGAAAGCCACAGGAGCCGCAAAGCGTAACAAAACCAAATCTACTGACTAACAGAAAGGATGATAAAAATGGCTAACACTAAGTTTGATGCAAAGAGCTTTAACCCGGAGGCCTTTAAGTATAAGGCTGACCGCATCCCCCGCACCCGCCTCAACGAAATCCGCAAGAGCCGTGTGCTGGTAGGCAACCCGGACATCCGTGAGGTGTTCGCAAGCCAGAACGGCACCGGCTACGCAAGGATTGCCATGCGCGGCCTGCTTGACGGGGATGCCGTAAACTATGACGGCAAGACCGACATCACCGCAACCAGCACCAAGACCTTTGAGCAGGGCGTGGTTGTCATCGGCCGTGCCAAGGCATGGGTGGAAAAGGATTTTTCCTATGACATTACCGGCGGCGTTGACTTTATGGACAATGTTGCACAGCAGGTAGCCGAATACTGGCAGGATGTTGACCAGGACACTATCCTTGCCATTCTCAAGGGCGTTTTCTCTATGACCGGCGGCAAGAGCGGCGAGTTTGTAGAGGCTCACACTTTTGCGGTGGACGGTCCTATGGAGGCAACCACACTCAACACGGCAACCGCCCAGGCTTGCGGTGACCGCAAGAAAAAGTTTGCAATGGTGTTTATGCACTCCGTTGTAGCTACTAACCTGGAAAACCTCAACCTGCTCACCGCCCTCAAGTACACTGACAAGGACGGCGTGACCCGTGACCTCACCCTCTACTCCTGGAATGGCAAGCTGGTTGTGGTTGATGATGGTATGCCGGCCGTTGACGGCTATTTCCCTGCCGAAAGCACAACGCCTGGTGCTGTCCAGGTAAAGGCATCCGGTGCATCCACCGGGCAGATTGACCAGTCCAAGGTTACCCCGTATTTTGGTACGGGAAAGCCTGCTGCGGACAGCTATGTTGTTGCCGGTACGCAGTACACCAGCTATGTGCTTGGCGAGGGCTCTATCAGCTTTGAGGACATCGGCGCTAAGGTGCCTTATGAAATGTCCCGTGACCCCAAGACCCACGGCGGACAGGACACCCTCTACACCCGTCAGCGCAAGGTGTTTGCACCTTTTGGCATCTCCTATGAGAAAAAGTCCCAGTCCTCCCTCTCCCCGACTAATGCGGAACTGGAGAACGGCGCCAACTGGGCTCTTGTCCATTCCGGCGAGGAAAGCGAGAGCGACCGCTCCTATATTGCCCATAAGGCTATTGCCATGTGCTGCATCAAGTCTAAGGGCTAAGGTGGTACGCCGTGACCGTGTATGAGGTCGTTGTGCTCCGATTGGCTATGTTGGGGTACGAGGTCACCGACAATGACAAAACCGGCCTTGAATATCTCATCAATAAGTGTGAAAAGGACATCCTGGCAAACATAAATCAAAAGTTGTTGCCGGATGGCCTTTTTTACACGCTTGTGGATATGGTGGCCGGTCACTTTATGTATAACAAAAAAGCCGCCGGTGCTTTGGAGGGCTTTGACTTTGAGGCTCCTGCCAAAAGCATTACAGAGGGTGATATTTCTGTCACCTTTGCCGGTGCAAGCGATGGCGCACAATCTGCGGAGGCACGCTTTGATGCCCTGCTTGCCACGCTGATGCACCCGGCAGAGAGCACCCTTGCGGCTTATCGGAGGATGCGATGGTAAGCGCCGCCTATAAAAAAGCTGTGCAGGGTATGTGGAAAGGCAAGGCTACGGTCACCGTGCTGGCGGGTGCTCTCAACCCCGCCAATGGCCGCACGGAGCCAACTGAAAGCGTGACAGTATCAGATGCCCCCTGCCGCATATCTCACACCACCATAAAGAGCACACAGCCCTCTGAGGAGGCTGCTGCGGTTGCACAGTCCGTGACCCTTTACATTGACCCCTCCGTGGACATCCCGGAGGGGTCCAAGGTCACGGTAACGCAGAACGGTGTCACCCGTGACTATGAACGGAGCGGCACCCCTGCGGTCTACTCCACCCACCAAGAAATTCCCCTTGAACTGTTTAGGGGGTGGGCGTGATGAATTGGGGCAACTGCGACTACAAGCAGCTACTCAAGCTGAAAGAGAATATTGACCGGCTCCAGTCAATGGACATGCAGAAATTTTGCCGGGATGCCTCAAAGGAACTGGCGGCACGCCTGCTTTCTCTGGTCATCCCCGCCACCCCGGTTGGGCAATATCCAAAATCAACCGGCAAAAAGGGCGGCACACTCCGCCGTGGCTGGACAGCCAAGAGCCAAGCCGAGGCAACAAAGGGCGGCAAGGCGGATGTCAAAGCCTATGCACAAAGCCTGCCGGTGTTCAAACAGGGCAGCAACTACTACATTGAGGTTATCAACCCCGTGGAATATGCCAGTTATGTGGAGTTTGGACACCGCACACCCGGCGGAAAAGGTTGGGTATCCGGGCAATATTTTCTCACCCTGTCGGAGCATGAACTGGAAAAGGTTGCTCCAAAGGTGCTTGAGAAACGGCTGACAGAACTATTGCGGGAGGTGTTCAATGTCTAACATCAATTTCAACAGCATTTATGACGGCGTAACGCTTGCCCTGCACGCCGCATTTCCAAAGTGCAAAGTGCACGGCGGAGATGTAAGGCAAGGCTTGAGCACCGGAGATTTCAATGTTGTCATGCCGGGAGCAGACCACACAAAAGAGGTGGGGCACCGCTACCGCAGGACACCCTCTCTGGATGTCCTCTATTACCCGAAAGCACGCCCATGTACTGCGGAGTGCTACGATGTGGCGCACCGGCTTATGGGTGTTTTGGACAGCATCACAACCCCGGAGGGTGACATCATCCACGCCTCAAGCCTCAAGTGGCAGATGCAGGACAATGTGCTGCATGTCCTTGTGGAGTATGCTCACTGCGTTTACATTCCGCAGGTGCAGGAGGCTATGGACACTCTGAAAATTGAACAGGAGGGATAAAGCCTATGGCAAAGACCAATACCGGAGCCGTGGGTGCTGCTTATTCCAAAGAGCAGCTTTCACGCTCCCAGAAATACGCCAACAGCAAGGATTTAATCAGCGCCTTGCTGAATGACGGCGAAACCTACACCTTGGAACAGGTGGACAAGCTGATTGCAGACTATAAGAAAGGCAAGGTGAGATAATATGGCTCTTGGAGGAGGCACCTGGCTGACCCAGAACAAGGTTTTGCCCGGTACTTATGTTGTTTTCTCCAGCGTGGCAAAGGCATCCGCAACGCTTTCCGACAGAGGATATGCGGCGGCCCCCTTTAAGCTGAGTTGGGGACCCGAAAATGAGGTTTTTGCTGTGACCTCCGGAGAATTTCAGAAAAACAGCAAGGCTATTTTTGGCTATGCGTATGACCATCCCAAGATGTTGGCACTGCGTGAGATTTTCCTGCACGCCACCACAGTGTATTGCTACCGTTTAGGCTCCGGCGCAAACAAGGCAACCAATACTTTTGCGGAGGCGAAATACCCCGGCGCGCGCGGCAATGACATCACAATCAAAATTGCGGCGAATGTGGACAACGGGGACTTGTGGGATGTCAGCACCTATCTTGACGGCACCTGCATTGAAACCCAGACGGTTGCCGATGCAAAGGGCCTTGCCACCAATGATTATGTGGTGTTCAAGAGTTCCGCACAGCTCAGCACCACCGCAGGCGTGGCACTCACTGGCGGCACCGACATCACCAGCATCACAGGTGACCATCACCAGGCGTTTTTGGACAAGATTGAGGCGTATTCTTTCAATGCCCTCTGCTGCCCTGCCTCTGATGCCACAACGGTCAAACTCTATGCCGCCTATACGGAGCGTGTCCGTGATGAGGTTGGTGCAAAATTCCAGCTTATTGCGTGGCAGCCGTCCACCGTTGACTATGAGGGCGTGATTGGTGTGTGGAACACCGCAAGCCACGCCACCATTTCCGGCGTGGACGAAAACGCCCTTGTGTATTGGGCAACCGGCGCACACGCAGGCGTTGCAGTCAACAAGTCCCTCACCAACTACAAGTATGACGGTGAGCTCATCATTGACACCGAATACACGCAGGCGGAACTTGAGCAGGCTATCAAGGCAGGCAAGTTTATGCTCCACAATGTCAACGGTGCTGTCCGTGTGCTTGAGGACATCAACACACTGCTCACCCTCACCGACACCAAGGGCGAGGTGTTCCAGAGCAACCAGACTATCCGGGTGTGTGACCAGATTGCCAATGATGTGGCGGTGCTGTTCAATACCCGTTATGTGGGCACCGTTCCCAACGATGCCTCTGGGCGTGCATCCCTTTGGGGCGATATTGTCAAGCTCATCCAGGAGCTTGAGAAAATCCGCGCCATTGAGAACTTTGACACAGACAGCGTGACCTGTGAACAGGGTGACAAGAAAAAGGCGGTGCTCTGCACCATCAACGGCCTCAACATTGTCAACGCTATGAGCCAGCTCTATATGAGCGTGATTATTCAGTAAGGAGGGATTGACACATGCTCAATAATACGATGAACACACAGGATGCTGTCAGCGCCAACTTTGCTGAGTGCTTTGTCACACTGAACGGCACCCGCTACTCCATGCTGATGGCAAAGGAGTTTGAGGGCAAGGCATCCATCAACACCAAAGAGGTCTACAAGTTGGGCAGTCCCGTGGTTGGGCACAAGGCCCAGACCGTTGCCCTTGCGTTTTCCATGACCGTCTACAAGTGTACGGAAATCTTTGACCAGGTGGTGGAGGAGTTTATCAAGACCGGCGTGATGCCAACTTTTGATATTCAGACCTCAAACGAGGCCCCCGCCACATCCGTTGGCAGGAGCTCCAAGATTTATAACAACTGTGTGTTGGACGGTGATGTGATGCTTTCCATGTTCAATGCGGAGGGTGATTTTGTCGAGCAGTCTATTGAGGGCTACTGTGACGGCTTTACCCGCCCGGAAAAGTACACCAACCCGTCCTATATGTAAGGACTGACAAAAAGGAGGAAATACACCCATGAGTAAAACTTTATCTGCTTTTATGCGCTCCAATGTAGCGCCTATCACCAACCATTTCTATGCCGCCTCTCCCCGTTTCAGGGGGGAGGACGGCAAGCCGATGGCCTGGGAAATCTGCTGCATTTCCGCAGATGAATATGCACGCATCCGTGCTGCCTGCATCAAGCAGGTGCCTATCCCCGGCAAGAAAAATCAGTACACACAGCAGCTTGACACCTATGCTTTCCAGGCCAAGGTGTGCGCCCGCTGCACGGTGTTCCCCGACCTTAACAACGCCGAACTCCAGAACGATTGGGGCGTTGCAAAGCCGGAGGAACTGCTTGGCAAAATGCTCATCGGCGGTGAGTTTGATGACTACATGACGGAGGTTTTCCAGGTCAACGGCTTTAAGACCGAGGATGAACTGGTTGACGATGCAAAAAACTGATAGAGGACGGTGACCCGGAGGCGAACTATGCACACTACTGTTTGCAGGAGTTTGGCTGGGAGCCGTCCAAATTTTTGAATTTGCCCGTTGCAGAGCGTGCTTTTGTGATTGCCTCCATATCCGTCCGATGCGACAAGGAACGGAAAGAAAAGGCAAAGCTGGAAAGCAAGGCGAAAATGGGCAAAAAGCATTAACTCTTTTGAAAGGGAGGTGACACAGTGGCAACAATTAGGTCACAGATGGTGCTCAATGATGGCATGACATCTGTATTGAGAAAAATCTCCGGAGCACTTACCACCACACTGGATGCGTTTGAACAAATGCAGCGTGCCTCCGGGCAGTCTATCAACTCTGCCCAATTTGCTGCCGCACGCTCCCAATTAGTAGGTGCCAACACAGAACTGGACAAGATGGCGGACAATTTCCAGAAAGCGGGCTCTAAGGCTGACGGCTTGATGGGAAAAATCTCCGGCATAGCCGCCGGTATTGCAAGCATTGCAACCGTGCAGAAACTTGTCACCCTGTCCGATGATATGACCAGCGCCCAGGCGCGTCTTAACCTGCTTGTCACAGATGGCGGCAGCGTGGATGAGTTGGAGGCAAAAATCATGGCCTCTGCCAACCGTTCACGCTCCGCCTACCTTGACACGGCATCTGCCGTTGCCAAGTTAGGACTGAACGCTGGAAACGCCTTTGACCACGACATGGACCAGGTTATTGCGTTCATGGAGCAGGTCAACAAGCAATTTGTCATCGGCGGCGCAACCGCCCAGGAACAGAGCAACGCTATGGTGCAGCTCACACAGGCGATGGCGGCCGGCGCACTGAGAGGCGAGGAACTAAACTCTATCCTTGACAGTGCCCCCGGTATTGCCAGAGCCATTGAGCAGTATATGGGCGTTGCGGAGGGCTCCATCAAGGAATATGCAGCGGAGGGCAAGGTCACTGCACAGGTGGTTAAAAATGCCCTGTTTTCCGTTGCGGATGAAACCAACGCAAAGTTTGAAAGTATGCCTATGACTTGGGCACAGGTGTGGACAATGATGAGCAACATTGCCCTGCAGGCTCTTGAGCCCGTCCTCACTTTCATAAACTGGCTTGCCAACAACATTGAGATTATCGGCCCGCTTGTTTTGGGCGTTGCGGCGGCTCTTGCAGTGTACCTTATCGCTACAAAGGGCGTTGCGGCGGCAACCAAAGTGTGGACTGCCGTGCAGACAGCTTTTAATGCCGTTATGGCACTCAACCCTGTTTTCCTTATCATTATGGGCATCATTCTGCTCATTGCTCTCATCTATGCTGTGGTTGCCGCCGTGAACAGAGTAACGGGTGCCAGCACATCTGCCACGGGCATCATCTGCGGTGCTGTTCTGGTGCTTGCCGCAATCATCGGCAACACCGTCATAGGCTTGCTCAATGCCATCATCCAGTTTATCTGGAGCATCTTTGTTGAGCCGTTTTTGGGTATCATTGAATGGATTTTGAATGTATGCAACGGCGGCTTTAACAGCTTTGGTGATGCCGTGGCAAACCTCATTGGCAACATCATCTCTTGGTTTTTGTCTTTGGGCAAGGTTGTCACAAAAATCATTGATGCTATTTTCGGCACCGATTGGACAGGCGGACTAAACGCCTTGCAGGACAAGGTGCTTGCATGGGGCAAGAATGAAAACTCCATCACCCTTGACCGTGAAGCACCGACCATTGACCATCGTTTTGAGTATGGCGATGCCTGGAGCAAAGGCTATGACTTTGGCGCCGGCGTTGAGAACAAAATTGGCGGCATGTTCAACATGGGTGACGGCGGCGGCTTTGATATGTCCAGCATGATGGGCGATGTCGGCAGTATTGCCGGTGATACCGGGAGCATTGCTGACAGCTTATCTGTTACGGATGAGGAACTGGAGTATTTGCGTGACATTGCGGAGCGTGATGCAATCAACCGTTTCACCACCGCAGAGGTCAAGATTGACATGACCGGCATGACCAACAAGATTGACGGCAGTGCCGATATTGACGGAATTATCACGGAGCTCACAGACGGCTTTACCGAGGCCCTTGTGACCGCCGCTGAGGGGGTGCATGAATAATGAGTTACACCTGCTACTTGGACGGTGTGGAATGGCCGACACCGGAAAAACTCACAGTAAAGATAAAAGGCCAAAACGAAACCATCACCCTCTTAAACGAGGGTGAAATCAATTTTCTCCGTGTACCGGGTCTGACAGAGATTGTGGTGCCATTTACCCTGCCCATGCTTTCTGCCGCCCGGTCACCGGAGTATTACCTTGGCATCCTTGAGAAGTTGAAAACCGACAAGCGCACCACAAGGTTTATCATGGTGCGCCGTTCACCGAACGGGCGGAGCCTCTATGACACCAACATGAAAGTGAGCGTTGAGGACTACAACATTGTGGAGGAGGCTAAAGAGGGGCTTGATGTCAGTGTGGATGTCAATATCAAGCAGTGGCGTGCCTACGGTACAAAGACATTTAC